CACACCGTTGCCTGTATACACCATAAACGTCAACTCATTGTTCATCGCTGTCACCATCGGGAGCAGATAAAACGCAGTATCCATAACAGAGAGATACAGCACCGGAGCGCAGCCCTCCTCCACTGCCGCCACGATCTCCGCGTAAGTCTTGTCGGCAGTCAAGCTGTAATCGCTCACATCAACCGCGGCGCACACCATATAGCCGCCACCGCCGCTGCCGCCCAGCTTGGCAGCAGGCACCTGTTTCACCGCGCCATCCTCCACCACCAGAACGGTGGTGGTTTCGGCAGGTTCCTCCAGAACCTCCACCTGGCTCATGGCCTTGAACTGATAAACTTCGCTCATATCAAACCCTCCTCAAAGAATGTAGATGGTGCCGTCCCCATCGGTGCAGAACGCCCCGCCATCCCAGGCCGGGGTCAGGATGCCGCTCTGTGCCAGAAGCTCCACCGCCGTTGCCCCGCCGGCGGGCTCCACATGGATCAGCGCATCCCGCACTTCCTCCATCCGTTCCGCATACTCCTTTGCGGCAGCCACAGCCACAGCGACTTCAGAGGCCGCAGCAGCCGCCGTGCCCTCGCTGGCCGCTGCCGCTCTTTCGCTGGCCGCTGCCGCGCGCATGGCCTCATGTACCCGCTGCTCCAGCTGCGTAAACTCGCTGGGGATCTCCGGCCAGTTCTCGTCCCCGGAGAGGGAACGGCCCACAAATACCGTGATCTGATTCGTATGGCGCACCGTCTCCCCCTTCACGCCTCTCAGCTGCAGGGTATAGCACCCGCTTCGGCACAGCTGCTGCGCCGTCAGCACGGCAGTCAGGCTGCCGTCTGCCTGTGATTCCAGCGGGATGATATCAAACAGCTGGCCGCTTTGAACCAGCACCGCCCAGTCCCAGCCCTCCGGCAGGCTGCCGCTCACCTGCAGCTGTCGGCTGAGATTGTCATACTGCATCGCCAGAAGATTCCCCTCACAGGAAATTTTCCAGTCCTGAAACCGGATCATTCCATTCCCCCCTCATACCCGGCATTCACCGTTTTTTGAAAACTCTCCCAGGTGTGCTCCGCCGCCTCCAGCGCCGCCCAGGTCCAGCCTGCCGCCTCGCACTCCGCCCAGGTCAGGTAGCGGAACCAGAACTCCACCTCCAGATGGCAGGGCAGGATCTCCAGCACGATCTCCCGGATCCGCTCAAAGGCATCCGGAACACCCGCCACCCCGGGAAAGAGCACCCGCAGCACACCGCCGCCCAGCTCCACCGCCCGGGCACGGATACCGCAGCCCCGCAGCGTCACATCCATGGCAGCAGGGGTCAGGCTGTCCCCGTCGATCTGCAGCAGCGCCGCAATGGCGGCTCTGCGCTCTTCCTCCGTTACAGCCGCGCCGCGGCGAAGGAAGAGAGCCTCCCGGCGGCGCAGGCCCTCCGCCTCCGCCGTGGCAGTGAGTGCCTCCCGCTCCGCGTACTCCAGACGCTCCTCTACCCGGTCCAGCTCCGCGCCCAGCACTGCCAACTCCGCGGCGTTGAGCTTCCCATCACTCAGGTCATAGACCCCCAGCGGCTCCAGAAGCCGCCTCAAAAACGCTTCGTGCATGGCTTACGCCTCCATTTCCGTCACCCGCAGCGTTCCCAACACCGGCAGCACCGTCCCGCCGGCGGCAACGTCCGCACCGGGCGTCAGGAACCGGTAATTGGCTACGGAATCCAGTCCGTAAACACGGCTGCCCAGTTCCGCCAGCAGTACGGGTTTGCCCAGCAGACGGCCGGTGAAAAAGTCCCTCACCACCTGCTCTGCCTGAGTGATTGCCTCCGCGGGATCTGCGTGTTCCGCGGGCAGGATCTCCAGCTCCACGTTCACGGTCTTCACCACGGGAGCTTTCGCCGCCACATCCACCGCGATCTCCCGCTTCTCCTGCAGCAGCGAGCGCACCTGCTCCAGCAGTTCCGCGTCCGGCAGGCCGCTCTCCGTGGTGATGTAGACGTCCACGGTACCGATGCCCCGGGCACGGCCCACAGCTCTGGCCGCCACCACGCCGTCGCACTCCATGGCCGTCTTCTCATACCAGGCGGCATTGGCGCCGTTGGGCAGGCGGCGGTAGCTCTCCAGAATGCGTTCCCGCAGGCTCTCATCCGTCTCAGCGTCCCGTCCGCCGGTGAAGGGGCCGGGGTTGGTGCAGCCTGTAACGGCCACAGGGCAGGCCGTCAGGATGCACACCATCCCCGCCGCGGCGTTTCCGCCGATTCCGCCCTCTACGGCCTCTGCCGCAGCATCCACACTGAGCATCCCGGCCTTCAGGATCACATCCTCCAGCGTGCGGAACCGCACCTCCCCCGCTGTCATGCAGACGGTATCCGCCGGAATGGTCAAGTCTGCAACAGGCTCCGATTCTACGGTAAACCGCAGGGTTCCCACGGCCTTGGCCGCCTCCTGACGGGAGATGCCCCGCATCTGTCCGTGATAGTCCAGCCAGACTCCCTGGGCCGTCTGGGGAAAGCTCTGATCCAGCACCCAGTCCGCCTGGATCTCCAGTGCCTGCAGCTGCGCTGCCGCGGCCCACAGCCGCACCGCCAGGTCACAGCTGCTCTCCGGGACAACGCCCGTCCGCTGCTGAAAGTCCGTCAGCAGCGCCTGATAAATCTCCTCTGTCGTTCTCACCCTTGTCTCCTCTCCTCGTCTCCGCTCACAGGCGAAGTTCCACGCTCACGGAAAAGGGTTCCCCCTCCCGGGTCAGTTTTGCCAGCAGCGCGGCTCTGCCGGAACGCTCCGTCAGGGTCACAGACTCCACCCGCACATCCCGTTCCTCTGCCAGTGCCTCCGTTACGTACTGCTTCGCCGCGGTCTGCCGGGCCGCGGCAGGCAGCTGCCCCAGCTGCCACAGGCGGCTGCCCAGCGTCTCCCAGAAGGGAAAACTGCCCCGGCGGGCCGTCAATCGGAAAAGGACCCGCTGCAGCAGAGCCTCCTGCCCGCTGACGCGGCAAAGGCCTCCACTGTCCGCCACGTAATCTCCGTTCCGCATCATCAGTTCCATCAAAGTTCCTCCTCGCCGCAGGTGCAGGGCTTGTAAGGCTCGCCGTTGATGATCAGACTGCCCCGGATCTCCACCTCTCCGTTTTTTCGCAGATAAATGGAATTGCCGCCGGGGCCGTAGAGGTACACCTCTCCCGGCAGCATCCCCGCTGGGACCTCCGCCTGTTCCATACCGGCCACGCACTGCTCCTCGCCGCCGGGGCCGCCCTTGACCACCAGCACCGCCGCGCCGTTCTCCGGCAGCCACACATAGCCGCCGGGGCCATACACCGGCAGGGCGCGCACCTCGCCCCGGGTCAGTACACCTGCCCTGCGGCCCGCGATGGTGGTGGTGCCCAGGTCCGCGTCCGCCGTAGGCGGCGCAGACCGCATCTGTCTGGAAAGCCACATATCAGCCATCCTCCTTCAGTGTCAGCGTCACGGTGCCGCCCTTCACGGCAGAAAAGACGTTCTCCGTCTCCGCCACCCGGAAGGTACCCCCCAGTCCCATCCGCTCCAGCTTCAGGGTCACCCGGTCTCCGGGATAGGCCGGAAAACTGCCCGGCAGCGTTACCGTGACGGTTTTTTCATCCTCCCGGGACTTCTCGATCTGATACTCCCCGGTGTACCGCATGGCCGCCCAGGTGCTCTGACCGGGAGTATAGACCACCCGGCGGCACTGGCCGCCCTTCGCGATCATCTCCGGATTCTTCACGGAGTAGGAGACGTTGCGCTTCTTGTCGATCACCAGTGCCTCCGTCAGCACACCGTAGTGATTCTCCCTCAGCGTACACGCCAGCACCGGGCTGCCGTCGTCGATCACCAGCCGCTTTCCGCTGTCTTTCTCCGGCACCGCCAGCAGCGCGCCGTTCACGGCAAAGCGGGGCAGAAACCCGCCGTAAGTACGGCAGAAATCCGCCAGCACCTTCCACTGGCTGACGCCTGCCGGAACGGTATAGACCGAGTTGGCCCGCACGTCCGCCGTCTCCCGGGTCACCACGCCGTAGGGCGTCACGTGGCAGCGGATGATCTCCGCCAGCGTCGCTCCCTCATAGGTGACGGGGCGGCTCTCATTGTCCAGCAGGCGGGCCGCCGCGCCCCGGCCGCAGAGGGTGGCCGTCATGCCCTTCTCTCCCAGCTTCACGCTGTACTCATCCACAATGCCACGGGCCACGATCCGTCCGTTCTCAATGCCCATGAAGCCCGCCGCCTTTTCCAGATACGGCATCTGCTGCCGGTCAAAGAGAAACGTCACGGAGTAGCTGTCACAGGGCACGCCCCCGGTATGTACCACGTTCCACTCCAACAGGGGCGGCAGGTCATACACCT